ATCTGGGCTTTGATCAATATCAATAAAGACAATAAGAGGATCAGAATCAGTCAAACCACCTTCAGACTGTCCAAATAAAGTTAGATCTATTGTACGGGGTCCACGAAGTGTATATGTTGGTATATAAGTATATGTTCCTGTTTCAGATTCACTCGCCCCTAAATCAATAGTTTCCGTGGTACTGTTATTATCTAAATCAGTAGTGCTAACTTGCAATTCAAATGTGTCGTTAGCGTTTTCTTGTTCATAAGTTATTGTAATCGAATCTCCATAATTTACACGCAAAGGTCCATTTATCGTCACTTCTGGTGGTTGTAATACTACGATCTCAATTTCTGCACTATCTTGACCACCAAGTCCAGATGCTGATATTGTATATTTGGTAGTAACAGTTGGACTAACAAATTCAAATGAAACTAAATTAGTACTTCCAATTCCTGGTTGTACGTTTACTACGGAAGCATCACCAGTAACAGTCCATTCTAATTTAGTAGATTGTCCCAGAATAATAAGTTCACTTTCTGCTGTAAATGTTATCTGTGGAGGAATATAAACGATCAACGGTTTTGTTACGCTGTTGGTGGTGTATCCATAATAAGATCCACTTAAAGTATAGCTCGTACTGTTTTGTGGAGTAATAGTTGTATCACCACTAACACTTACAGAACCAACATCCGTCAAAGATGTTGATGTTGAATAACTCGTAGACCATGTAAGAGTTACAGATTCTCCTCTAATAATTGCTGATGGAGAAATAGTTAAGTTAAGAATTGGTGTTGGATATGAACATCCACTATTAATATTAGCACTTGGATTATAGTTAGATGCTAAACGATCCATACACCCATAGACATTATATGTACACCCAGAGCTGACTTGATTTGCATATGGATTGTAGTTATTAGCACGGGAGTCTTTACAACCATATACAAATACAGGAGAATACCACGCAACACCTTTAGATTCGTATCCCGATGGCGCAGAATTACTAGTCTTAAACTTATGATCTACAACTGAAGGATTATAAAATTTATAAACTGCTACACGATATGCTCCAGGACCAGTATATGCATAACCAATAACACCTTCATAAACATAACCAGGAGGAGTGCCGGAACTAGTTTTGTAAAAGTGATTATATTGAGTTGGATTCCAATATCGATATACAGGTGCAACAGCCCCAACGATTCCAGGAACGCTACCAGACATAAAAAGATTCCAAACACCAGTGGATACAGCATTATATGCAGTGATTGATTCGCCGCCAGAGTTTGAAGTATAGAAAGTATCCGCTCTAAAATAACCAGGATTCCAAGTACCGTAAAAAGAATCGAATGTATGTAAATTACCTGAAGTTCCCATATCTAAATCCGCTCTACATTTTCAAAAATGCCACTATCATCAATTTCTACCTGAATAGGAGCATCTGCTTTGATTGCTACTGGTATATCTATATCTCTAACAGTTAGAGTAATTGTAGTATCTTCTCCCGGACTAATAATAGGATTTTCGCCTATAATGGCATCTTCAATTTCTGGAATAACTATTGCATCTGGTTCTTGATCAATATCAATATTAACAGTAGTAAAGCTTTCTGACTGTAATCCTCCTTCACCAATTGCATACAACTTATATTCAATGCTAGATGGTCCGATATCGTTGTATGCAACTTCATGATCAAAATTTTGATCTATGATATCAGTGCCAGAAACTTCAAATTCTTTAATTAGTTGATAATCAGTAAAAGTCCCATCAATATAATAATATTTTGCTAATAACTGAAGAGATTGTGTTGCCTGTTGAGACTGACAAATTACAATAACATCTTCTCCATAATTAACCTTTTCAGGACCAATCAAATTTGTTACTGGCGGTTGAATTACAGTTATAGTAACTTCATCCGATCCGGTTCCAGCAATAGGATGAGACGCAGTTAATGTATATGTTGTAGATACAGTTGGAGATACTTGTATTCCTGGAGAACCTCCACTAATATTGACAAGACCAATTCCAGCACTCATAGATGCTACAGAAGCATCACCAGTGATAACCCACGAAATAAACGTAGATTGCCCCAAAATAATAGTTTCATCTGTAGCTGGTGTACTTAAAGTAACTTCTGGCGGAATCAAAACATCAACCACTTTAGTCAATGTTGCAGTTTCCCCAGGTCCGACAGCAGTTAAGGTGTATGATGAATCATTTTGAGGAGAAATATCAAATTCATCCTCAAAAGGTAAATTTGATCCTATAAGATCAATACTTACGCTATTCACAAAACCAGTGACCTTATAACGTAATTCTGCTGTGTCTCCTCTAACAAATTGTTGCGGTATAATTGTAAAATATTGAATAACTGGTGGAGCATAATCAAAAGAACAAACAAAAAATCCATCACCATTATTTGAATATCCACTATTATTAGTCCATCGATAATAATCGGTATTGGAATACCAAGCAGAGTTACCACCAATACCAGCATATCCATTAGTTGTTGTTGTACCACCGGCATCACCAGCGCCACCAGAATCAGAACCTCCTCCACCACCTCCACGATGCCCTGCAGGAGCATTACCACCAGATCTTCCACTAAACCCCTCTTGCGTACCGCCGCCACCAATACCGCGACCAGCAGTATAATATCCAGAACTACCAGTATCGTTATCAAATCTACCAGCGCCACCACCACCGCCAACAATAACAGTATATCTACCCAATCCACTATCATAAACGCCAGAAGCTCCACCACCGCCACCACCAGACCGGTGACCATTGCCACCACTTGCAATCCCGGAAGATCCGCCAGATCCACCAGGATTATTTGGTCCGTATCCTTTAGCTCCCTGACCACCAAGATAGAAAGTTAACGTATATGCAGTATTTCTGGTGACTAATCTAAAATCGCCAGATCTACCAAAACCACCACGCGAATGATTCCATGTAGTAGATTGAGATCCTCCACCTGATGCAGCTCCTACACTAAATCTTACGTTTGTAGAGTATTCCGGAATGTCTACTTGAAAACTTCCGTATCTATTGCCTGAACTAGTTGGCATAATTAAATCCGTCTAATGTTTCTCCAATTATCATCATCATCAATTTCTACCTGAATAGGAGAATCAGCTTTAATTTCCACTGGTATATCTATATCTGTAATAGTTAGAGTAATTGTAGTATCTTCTCCAGGACTAATAATCGGAGTTTCATTTATAAGTGCATCTTCAATTTCTGGAATAGTTATTTCATCTGGGCTTTGATCAATATATACAGCAACATCAACAATATCAGAGGTATCAAGAAATCCATATCCATCTACAGTAAATGTAAGTTTTACATTTGTTGGTCCGTAGTCATTATAAGTGACAGGAATGGTATAAGACAAAACTTCTATAATATCTCCAATAGTATTAGGAACATCAATTGCACCTGGTATCTGCACAACTTGTCCTGATGTATACGTATATTCGGAAACATAACTAACACCTCCATCAGAATTTGTGGCAGAAATACTCACTATAATATCGTCTTCGTAATCAATATTGATAGGTCCACTTACACTTAATGTAGGTGGTTGCAAAACTGTTACTTTTATCTCTTTAGATGCAACTCCCCCTAAACCAGAAGCTGTAATTGAATATGTTGTAGTCGTAGACGGTTGTATGAATGTACTAGAATTATTATTGGAAGATCCAACCCCAGGAGTAATTACTACTGTATCGACATCACCAGTAATAGACCATTTCAACGTCCGCTGTTCTCCCAATACAATAGTTATGTCCTCGGATGTTGGTTCTTCTTCATCATCAGTTACAGTAAATGTTATATTTGGTGGTATATAAACAGTAACTATGACACTATCTGTTTCTTCATATGCAGGATTGGTAGTGGTTAATCTAAATTCAGTAGTTTCTTCTGGGGAAACATAAAATCCTGTTGAATTATTTCTAGCTTGTTGAACATAATTATAAACTACGCTTCCATTAACCAATGCTTCTATAATTTCACTATCTGATTCTCCGCCACTAGTGCTCCATGTTAATTTAGATCGTGACTCATTACCATCACCACCATCTAATCTAAATGCTAAAGGTGAAGCAGTAATAGAGGGTCTTGGTCTTTCATATGTACAGACACATGCATACATTGCTCCCTGAATACCATACCTGCAATTACCGCTTCCACCTTGCGTACCGCCCCTACCAATACTAACACTAATATACTGACCAGGACAAGAACCAGCTGATCCTCTATATCGAACACAACAAGATGCTCCACCACCCCCACCACCATACGATTGTGATCCAGATCTCCACTGACCAGCACCACCTTGACCAAGACCACCATATCCTGATGGAGCTCTACTGGAAGGACCAAAGGAATAACCTCCTCTACTTCCGCTTCTCCAAGAACCCCATCCGCCGCTTCCACCACTGTAAAGACTACCTGCTCCACCACCACCCGAACTAACACTACCAGGACTAATCGAAGTACCTGTTCCTGATCCTGGTGCCGTGAATCCGGGTCTTGGTAAACCAGAAATGTTGGGATAAGCACCACCACCGCCACCTCCGACAGTGATGTATGTAACATACTTCACATCTGTTGGTACCATGAATCCACAACTTGTTGATCTGTAGATACTATACGTTCCCATAGTATTTAACTGCTAAAATTTAATAATGTAATGAACTAATATAAATGGAGTTACCGTTTGATTTAATACTTCTAAATTTTCTACATCAACATCAACGTAAGATTCTATATCAGCAATGTCTACATCGATATTGTCATGAGTATAGTTAAACTTTGGTTGGTCAGATGGTTGATATGTAAAAGGTCTTGTAATAGTGTGATCATGAGTAGCTTCTCCAGTTGGAATAGACATTGATGTCTCTTCTAAACTATTTCCAGCAGTAGCATTTGCGCTGTTGGCTCGTGGTCCTTTTCCGTCACCTGTAGTATCGTGTTGCGTATTTTTATTGACAACTGTTAATCCAGTTCCACCACCAACATTATGATAATGTCCCTGAAATTCATCGATCGATAGAGATACAGCACTGGTATCTCTGGATATATTATATTTTGGAGATCCGTTGAACTGGTAAATATCACTCTCTATGATCATATTTCCAATATAATTCACACTCGCTCTATTTCCAATATTTGAAATAGGAGTTACTTCTACACCAACCTTACTAGTATTGCTTCCTTCTATAGTAGTTGAGAGATAATCTCCAGATCCTCTACTACCAACAATAACTTTCGATCCAAGATCAGGTAATTGAAATTGTCCTAAATCACCTGTTTCAGGATCAGGATTTCTTAATGTAACATTTTCTTTTTTGAATCTACATTCGTCACCTACGCCAAGAATTTGTGATAATAATAGAAAATCTTTTGCAGATTTAATAGAACCGTCACACTTCAAAAATCCTGCTGGAATATTTTTTTTAAAAACCTCACTAGTTGGATCTGCTCCTATAGCAATGTCCTCAATAGTGTGGATTTGAATAGTTCCTGGTATTCCGCCCCAATGAGCTTTAGCATGACTATAACTTGTATTTCTAGTAACCATTTTAGTATGCCCTGATAATGTATATAGAAGTTACTCTTGGTTGCTCAATGTTAAAGTCAATCTGTAAAGCATTTCTATTAGCTGTATTATCAATTTGGACCGTATTTGGCAGGTTTACATCTACAGTAAGATTACTTTGTGGTCTCATTCGTGAACTATCAAACGCAACATCAAACTCATCATGAGTATGTGCCTGAATAAAATCACTTGATGCATTGTTAGTGAAGTTAATTCCAGGATTACTAACTAATAGATCCCCTACCTGACTTTGACTGTTACTGTAATTATTTCTATATCCGGGGGGAATAGTAATACCATTACCGCCGAAACCATAAGGAACACTAGTTTCAATATATTTACCATTTATAAATTCCTGAATTGTACTCAACGGAGAATAAGTGACATCTCGGGGTTTCATGTTAATCGGAGGTTGCTCTGATGTTATTTTAGCAACAGTTGTACCTGAAGTTCCTGTAAGAAATCCTGATAAAAGGTCTGAAGTAGGCCATGTCAAAGTATAAGTATCTGTAATATTAGCATCTTGTGGTGCAGCATTAGGATTAGAAAGTCTACCAGCTACAATACCACCAAATTGATTAGAAGTCTCACTTAATGTAACAGAAACTGTGCTACCCTCACCATCGGACGACGTTTCAGCAGGAGAATCTACTTTCCAACCTTCATCAGTATTACTATATCCAAAGTAAAAAGTTTCTCCTGTTTGTTCATCTGCAGTCTCGCCTTCATCCCTGTTAGATCCATCATTATCAACAGCTGTTGCAAACAAAGTATAATAGATAGTTCCATATGGAACTACACCATCTCCAGGTTGATTTGGGGCAGTTCTATCAATAGTTTCGATTTTACCTGCATGATTATGTCGTTTAATATGGTCTCTACCTAATTTTCGAGGACCAACATAAACTGTCTTAAAACCTTCTCCATTAATTAAAGTATTTCCTTTAAGTCTTCCTTGATATCCTGATCTGTCATTAGGACTAATGTTAAATACCAGATCAACAAAAACATCATTAAAAATAGTAGTGATTCCTTGATCTTCATTAGTTCCAATTAATGGATCCATTAATGAGAATGCTACAGAATCTTTATCAGCATCACGACCTGTTCCACCAGATGAAGATGCTCCAGCAAAATAATCACTTTCAATATCCATCAGTGTCTTCCCATTTAAATTAGGAATTTTGATGGTACCACCATAATTAGGAAAAGAATTAACACCAGTTCCAACAAAATCGCTAACACCGGAATTATAAGTATCTCCAATAGTTTGTGCTAATAAAGGAAAATCTCTAGCATCTAAAGATTGACCATCACAAATAATCCATCCAGCGGGGACTGATGTAAGACCCCCTGTCCATGGCATAATGGTACCGATTGCAGCACCTCTTGTACTTTTAGATTCTTGGTAAAAAGGCATGATAGTTTATACTTCGATTAGATACCATCCTTCGTTAGAAGGAGAAACAGCAGTGTTGCCATCAGGATCAGAAGTTCCTGCGTAAACAAGAGCAAAGGCAGCATAAGGTGTTTGTACAACTAATTCACCACCATTGAAACCATTTAACTCATTACTACTAATTCCGGAAAGTAATGTATTACCCGTGTTATCAGAAGAATTCTGTACTTTCGTACCAGTTTCTGCTCTGATAACCAAAGAAACATTATATGTTAAATTACCAGAAACATCAACGATTCTAACCATATCTCCCAGTTTAGGATTTAGAGGTAATTTTACGACAGTATTTTGACTGACTTCCAAGAAGTAATTTGTATTTGCAGCTGCGTCAACTACAAAGCTAGCAGAAGCTAACCACTTACGACCACCCGATGGTGAGAAATAGTTACTAATACCAGCGACCGTTACTCTACCATCATTTTCAACACTGAAGATTGTATCACCTGCCTGATTGATCGTTAGATCACCACCGTTAATTGTCAGATCAGCTGCAGCATTATATGGGAAGTCAGTATCGGTAGTGCCAAATGCACCACCAATCTGAATAGCACCACCAAACTTACTTGTTCCAGATCCAAGAGCAGAGAATGATCCGTAGGTAGCAAAGTCTCCAGAAGAATTATCAAAGGTAAGTCTTGGCGTAGTTCCATCAACACCAAAGATATTGAAGTTACCGCCATACATGTCTACATCACCAGTTGCAGTATCAATCTGGAATGTTGTTCTCAATGGAGTTCCAGTAGAACCTCCATTAGTGATGGTAAAGAACTCTCTATTTTCAATCGTAGAACCGTTGATCGTAAGTGTGTTCTCGGTAGTAAGTGTTCCCGCAATAGCAGTATTACCTGTAGCAGAATCAACAACTAACTTGTTAAATCCTTGACCAAACTTAAGATTCCCACTACCAAAAGTGTTACCAGTTGTAGACTCAACCTTAAAGTTGACAGACTCCGGAATTCCACCATCAGTAATTATAAGTGATTGAATATCAGTAGAAGTTAATTCAACAATCTTAACAATCTCACTGTCAGTAAGAAGAAGATAATCATTTGTAGTAAGGAATCCACCAAATTCAGAAATACCAATACGAACATTGGCAGTATCAGCAAGAAGACCAGATGCACTCTTAATATTGACTGTTGCATTATTATCAAAATCAGACCAGAGCTTGGTTTGAGTAGCATAAGGTCCACCAATTTTAATTTCAACAACACTTGACCCAGGTTGAATGCTCTGTTGTACTGGCCAATCACCATTCAGTTCACTTATGTCTGTGCCAGCGATTCTGATAAACTCTCCATAATTAACATCAAGAGTTGAGTTAGTTTCACCATTCCAGAAAATTTGAACGATGTCAGTGCCATCAAAAACAATTCTATCTATTTCACTATCTACAACAAGGACACTTGATACAGGATCCAATTCACCATTCTCATCAGCGTCAAATCCAGTGATGAACGATGCATTAGTCTGCTTATCCAACTTGTTAAGTACACAACCATCAGGGTGATCTGTCCTTGCAGTTGTTCCAAGAATTCCACGAGAAACTGCAAGACGGAAACCAAAAGGATCATTAGGATTGGTTACGTTGGTTAAACCGACAACCTCAACAATTTCGTTTTGAGATTCATCTTTAGCTAATGTTTGCTGTTGATCATCAACACTATCAGGAGAATTTGCATTTCCTCGTTCAATCAAAATCAAATCACCAATCTTGAAATCAGCAACAGATGGTTGAGTAATTGGTATATTGAAAAGATTGCCAGAAGAGTTAACGCCAGCAACTCGGAATGTTAAGTCTTCTCCACTAGGATTACCCAGAGAAGCAGCAGGAATAGTTAATTGATCTCCGTCACTGTATCCAGTACCAGGAGATGCCAGTACAACCTGTGCTGTACCATCAGATAGTACCTTAATAGTAAACAGTGCGCCGTCTCCAGCACCTGAACTCTGAACTTCAAGGAATGGATAGTTTGTGTTAGCAACCCATGTCGAACTTTGTGTTGGTTGAATATTATCAATAGAAGAAATCTGACCACCACCAAGTAAATATGTAGGACCACCCCACATACCTTCACCAGCGGTATCAATAACCTTACCACTCTCTTGATACTTGAGGAAAGTAATGTTTGGATTCTCAAGAGATCCAACAATGTGATCAGCAGGACTCGTAGAGAATCTTCCTCTCTCAATTTCAACAATACCAGCGTTTAGACCACCAGATAGTTTGATGGATCCCATAACTTCAGCACTTGCAAGAACCTCAAGAGAGTTTCTAACAGTTGTTTTACCACCGAGAGAACCAATCTGTATTCTTGAAGCATTGGTGCCCATATTTAAACGGGTTGTTGCTGAACTATCAGCAATGTTTAACGTTGCTGCAGGAGTAAAGATACGAGCAGTAGATGTACCAGCAAAAGCAGCAATCTCTAATGTACCAGCAAGTCTGGTTTGATATGTACCAATGTATGTTGTGGTAGCAAGGTTAGGTGCTCCACCACCAAGTCTAACACTACAGTCACTAGTTACATTATCAGCGACAGTAGCAATATCAACAATAGCATCTTCAGAACGTTCATGAATCTTGAGGGTCGTTCTTCCTGCATTAGAACCAATTCTAACAGTTTGTGTAGAAGTATCTGCTACAGAATCACCAATACTAATTACTTGAGTTTGTGTTGTGGTGCTGCCAAGAATGATTGATTCTGCATTAGACAGACCAATGAAGAAGTCAGTGTCATTAATAAGGAACTGGAAAGTTTCTGAAGTGGAGTTAATATCACCACCATCAACACTCAAGTCATCTTCTAATGTCAAGTTACCAGTCATTCTACCATCACCGATAACAACGAAGTTCCTATCAAGTTCGGTAGATGGATCTAATCCGATGCTGGTGTTAACACCAACGCGACCACCTACTCTATAAGTAGCGGATTGATCAACAACCGCGAGATCTGTTGTAGAAACACGTAATGTTGCGAAGTCATCTCCATCTGAACTATCACCACCAACCAAGAATGCGTTAGTGAGTGGGAAGTATGTCTTACCAGTAGAAGGTTCTGCCAGATAGTTGTTAGTGGAAACTGCTCCAACAGCATCATACTGTACTAAATTCTTACCACTGATGAATGCATTACCAACGACATCAAGGTTTGCTCTGGGATCTGTTTCTGCAGATACAGTTGCAGTCAGTGCTGCTTCTTGATTAGTTCTACCAACTGTATTGATGCCTAACTTATAATCGCCAGGAACTTCAGTGTAAGTGCGGATTGCTTCTGCACCCAGAACCATTGTCTCTTTCCATGAAGATTGAGAAATCTCCATTGTTGCACCAGGATCTTCATCTTCCCAAGATTTAACATCAGCAGCAATTTCATTAAATAGTCTAATTTCACAGAAGTTTTCTGCTGGATCTGCACTAATGACATTCCATGAACCACTGAAGAAATTAATGCTAAAATTACTAATGCGAATTTTCTCACCAACTTTAACCTTAAGGTCTTGGTTGCTGATTCCAGCAGCCCATTCAATTATAATCGTACTGCTATTATCCGAAGTCAGAGTAAAGATCTGCAGATCTGGAATTACAGTATAGAAGTTAGAGTATACCGATCCAAGTGAACCAGAATAACCTACCTCTTCACCTTTCCAAAGAATATCACCAGCTCCAGGGTTAGTTGAAGAACCATAAGTAACATTTTGTAGAGTATACCATGCAGATCCACCATTAGCGATCAGACCGCTATTATTAGGTGTTACGTTAGAGGGCAGACCTCCAGCATAATGAGTTCTGATACTATAAACTTGTCCAGTAGAATCTACATTACCACGAGGGTTGAGTTTAAATACACCTGCTCTAACTTGGTTTTTAGTAATAACAACGTCACCTTCGTTATTATTTCTAAACGAAGATCTATCTAATGTTGGATCTTCACCTTGTGCTACCAGAGATAGAACAGTAAGAGCATCACCATCTTGAGGATCTACATTGATTGATACGGGATTATTGAAGAAAGCTTCACCTTCAACAGTAATCTTATCATTAAATGTAACCGCAGTATCAAATGTGGTTACAAGACTGCCGATAGTATCACTATCATCACCACTGTCGGCAAGAACTGCCTGCTCAAGGAACGTCTCTTCGCCTGTAATAGCGTTGATCTTACGATTACCAATATAGAGGTCACCGTTAGAGTTTAGACCCGTGTAGAAGACAATACCGCCGTCTTCACGTTTTGATTGAGCGTAGAAGTCTTGCTTATCAGATAGAACAACTTCCTGACGAAGTGGGAAACCAGTTGAGTAGTTACCAGGACCGAATCCAAGATACTCAAATGTGTGGTTACCAGATCTTGCAATAGATGGTCTACGAAGTTCAACATAGAATCTACCATCAAGAGGATATACAGAGTCACCATTAATGGGGATCTTTCTATTTTCAGATCCAATCGAAGAATTACCGCTTTGACCTCTCAATCTGTTATCAACAATATCACCATCTACATTAGAAGTAGTATTTGTAAATTCATAAGAAAGAAGTGGATCAGTAGCAAGAAAGTCAGTAACTGCTTCTTTAGTCTCACTATACTTGTAATCATTAAGTGTTACAAGACCATGAACGTAGTTATCTGCTGCAGCTACTGATGCTGGAGGATCTACAATCGTAACATCTCTGGATCCATCGTCTTGAACCTGGAACCATAATGGGTCGTTCTTGTAATCCAGAGGATACAGGTTGGAAATAGGTTGAGAGAATCTATAATAGTGGAAGTTATCACCAACACCAGCACCGAGAGGATATGGTGAGATATTACCACGAACTGCAGTAAGATAATAGATACCATCTTGCTGTGCAGGAATAACTTCTTGAATCTCTTCAACATCAAAGATGTAGAAAGTATCTTCAATGTCAGGAATATCACTAACAGCACTTACAGTATAAGTATCTCCACCAGGAGTTGTTACTCGGTCTCCAGGACACAGAGTGTAAATGTTAGCACCCTCAACTCTATAGAGGAAATTATCTCTACTCGATCTGGATGCACCAACATATGGAGATAAGTTATTAAATCCATCAGGTTCTCCAGAAAGATTCCAGAAAGCACCGTTAGACTGGGTAAACACTGTAGCAGAATTTCCAGCGTATGCTGCACCAGCAGTGTTGTAATCAAGTTTTCCAGTGACATTCTTGAGGATAACAAATGCTGTTGCTTCAATAGATGCTGGGAAATATGCATGAACATATGCAGAACCCGTGCAATAACCACTCCAAGTTACGTAGTTGTCCTCATCACTATTGAATAAATCTGCTTGAATACCAGGACCCTGTGGAATTCCGATCTCGACAACAGTGAAGATTTCATTCTTCAACCCTTCATTAATAATAGTGTGATCAAATGCCGTAATTTCTAATCTACTTTCAAGTAGAGCATTTTGAATTGTTCTTGCACTTTGAATAGTAGTCGCAATTTTAGATTCAAACTCAATCTGCAGAGGATTTTCATATGGATCATATAGAGTTTCTCTTGCACCAATATCAATACCAGCAGTATCAAGATCTTCTAAAGAAACACCCAGCTGCTCTGTGGGTTGAGATGGATTGAAGAATTGTGCAACTGCAGGAGCTCCGGATCCAGCTAATGGTTCCAAGATAAACTTCTGTGGGCGCAATCTTCTTCTATCATCAGTTCTTGTCTTGATGACATAACCATTAAGAGGTTC